CCCCCCTCCAGAATGTGAACCTAACCATTCTGCCTTTCGCCAAACCTTAGTTAAAAGGAAAGGTTTCTTCTAAGTCCGAATTGCTTCAGACCTCGAAGAAGACAGGCACCTACAACATTAGTATGTAGCGAGAGCAGTCAAAGGGTACAAAAATAATTTATACCAAATAACGATGTCTTTTAAAACACAAAATAATAAGGGCCTGAGTGCTAAAAGCAATAAGCAGCAGATCGCTGCTATGCACAAAGGATTAAAATTTCTTGTCAACCTAGCCCCACGTGAGTGGGGTAGTAAGACACATCTCTGTAAATCTTATATATCCATAGTTACCAAATTAATTGATAACCATGGTCCAGTTGAAGCGGTTAAGCGGCTGAAGTCTTATCAGAACTTCATTATCCGTAGCGCTTTGGAATTACCCGTCGAGCCTCTTGCTTGACACAAGGTGGATAAAACTGGATGACCGATTGCTTTACGGCCATTTAAGAACTATACTAATTCCCAAGACCCTCTGCGTAAACACTTCGTAATCTCAATTTTTCGATCTTTCGATCTAATCAAAGGGATCACTTGCGAAGACACAAGTTCAATCACAGAGCCTTATTCGGGATGCGAGAAAACATTAAGTGACTTCACAGTGTACTGTAAACAGTGAGGTGAAAAGAAACGATTGAACACTGCGTTCAAACGCCGGCACGAAAACGGAAAGGCTAAAGCGAAAGCTACATCTGGACCAAACGGGCCAACGAGTACATTAACACTCGGCTTGGATGCAGTTGCAATCAACCAGGATCATGAACTACGGAATAGCATCCTCATGCTACTCCGGTCCAATTGTGACCCCGACTTACGGAAGTGAGCCGAGGGCACGATCAAGGATCATGACCGCTCTAGCATTCTATCAATAATGGAAGGACGCAAGCGTCCCATCAGTGCAGGGCATATTGCCTTCGTACCTGATAAGGGCTTAAAGACACGAGTCGTCGCGATATGCGATGGATTCACATCTCTTGCTCTTCAGCCATTGCATGATGTATTAATAGAGTCCTTACGAAAACTCAAGACGTCTGCTGCTTTTAAGCAAACGACTGTTCGAGAGATCATTTTATATCGTACACAACACAATATGTTTTGTGGTTCTTCTGATGCGACAGCTTTTACGGACCGGTTTCCATACCGTCCTCAAAGCGCGCTTCTTGAGTCGATTGTAGGTGCTGAAATGGTTATACACTATAATAGTGTGATCAACCGTAGTTTCACAGTCCAAGGAACTGCGGATAAGATTAGTTACACCGTAGGACAACCAATAGGTTTCCTAGGGTCGTGACCATTAGCCACACTCACCCACCACGCACTCGTAGAGTATTGCGCGGACCAAGTACTGCCCAAAAGCCTACTTAAAAAGTTTAAGGCAAAAGGGTACTGCGTTTTAGGCGATGACGTAGTCATCTTCCACGAAGCAGTGTATAATAAGTACATTGAAACGTGTTATCTTTTAGGTTTAGACCTAAACAGTAATAAAAGCACGGTTTCATGCCACGCCTGCGAATTTGCAAAACAATTGACATGACGAGGCAGTCGAGTTTCGGCTATTACACCTAACTCGTTGTTGGAATTACAAGTAAGTCCAACAACAATCGTTAACTTATTACACGAGTTAACGGACCTCGGAT